AAGTCGAGGAATTAACACGCCGCTATAACTTCCTCGCCAGCTCCGAGCGCTACGAGGCAGCCGAGGCAGAACGCAACGCGCAGAAAGCCGCCGCCGCTGCAAAGGCAAGAGCCGACGCAGAAAGCCGCGACAAAGACGCGCAGGACTTCATAGACAAAAACAAGAAAGCACTCGCCGAGCGCCTCGCCTCTATGGAACTCGAGGCGAAACTCAACGGCGAAACTGTAGACGCTGGCGAAATATACAACGCGTACCTAAGTAGTTATATCGACCTCGTAACAAAATCAAACGGACTTGTAACAGAGGGCAATAGCGCCGCAAAAGCACGCCTCGCACTTCTCGAACAGTGGGCGGAAAAAGCAAAAGACGCCGCAACCGAGGCCGAGCGACTTGCGGCTGCCGAGCAAGCGCGCGCCGAGGCCGAGCGACTACTCGCAGACTTGCAGCCCGAAAAAGATAAATTTGAACTACTCGAGGAACAACGAGCCAAAATAGAAGAACTAGCAAAAACCGAGGTTATAACAGAGCAGGAAAAAGCCGACGCTATGCTCAATATAGACCGCGAATACAACGACGCAAAAAAAGAACTATGGCAGAAAACAACCGACGACATTAACTCGTATATACAACAGAGTACAGAAATAGCGCAGCAATTCGGCGACCTCATGCTCAAAAACGTACAAGCCGAAACCGAGGCAGAACTCGCAAAGCTGGACGAAAAATACAACAAGGGCATAATATCCGAAGAGGAATACTACGACAAACAAAAGCAGATAAAACGCAAGGCAGCGCAGGACGAGTACAAAATTAAAATGTTTGAGTGGAGCGCCTCTATACTTGCCGCTACGGCTAATATTGCCGAGGGCGTATCAAAAGCCATAGCGCAGGGCGGAATAGCCGGACTTGTTACCGGGGCACTCGTAGGCGCAGCCGGAGCCGTGCAAATTGGCTCGATTATCGCCTCTAAACCCGTCCCGCCGTCATTCTATACCGGTGGTATTATTGGCGGCGCTAACGGCGCAACTATGGGCGGCGATAATACATACATTCACGCAAGAGCGGGCGAAATGGTATTGAACGCCGCACAGCAGCGCAGCCTATGGGATAAATTAAACGGCCAAGACACACGCGTAGCGGCTGGGTACAACCTCACCGTAAACAACACACAGAGCGGCCGCGTAGACACCAGCATACGGCAGGACAACAACGGCTTAATTATTGACATTATCGACAAACATATAAATCAAGGTTTTAGCGACGGCACCTACGACGCAGGACTCGCCGCTATGAATACTCGCCAAGAGGGGGTAAAAATATTATGAGCGTAGCATGGAATACAACAGACTTACCACTTAGAAAATTATACGGCGTGCAAACCGGGTACGTAGACAACGCAATCAAAACCGAGTTTGACAGCGGGCGCGTTATTTCCGTACAGCGCAACAGTAAAAACAAGCGCCGCTATAGTGTGTCATATTGCGCCACACGCGCGCAGGAAACAATATTTTTTAATTGGTATGAAAACACCCTCGGCGGCAACGCTGGCACGTTTACGGCTCCAAGTTTACGCGGCGACGGCACAACGCAGGAATACCGCATAGAGGGCACGCCGACAAGTAGCGGCATGAACTTAAAAGAAATTAATATGGAGTGGGTAGAGGTATGACACAAAACGAGATTTTTAACGCGCTGGCAAGTGGCGGCGCTTACTCGCTGCCGTATCTCATTAAACTACATCACCCGGACGCCGGCGCGCTTTATTTCGTAAACAATAACGAGGACGTTGTATACGACGGCATAACATATCACGCGAGCGGGTTTAAATACACCAAGCCTAAAACTATAGGCGGCGTATTGAAAAACGGCTCGCTCGAGATCACCGCAATAGACAATAGCGTTATAGACATAATCGAGGAGTCGGACGAATTATTCACAGTTACCGCCGTCGGAATAATCGACACAGGCGGAACTATAACGCCTATGAAGTCATTTAAACACCAATACGGCAGCGTAACAATTACCGAGGAAATGAAAATAAATATTACATTCACAAACGACGACAGGCTCGGCATGGCGTTTCCGCCGTATGTTTTCGACAGCGACAACAACCGCGGAAACGCTTAATTATGACTATATAGACATGATACAAATTAATGATTTACTAGGCACTCCATACCGCGACCACGGCCGCGACAAATCCGGCTATGATTGCTACGGCCTCGCTATTGAGGTAGCGCGCCGCATGGGTTACAAGCTGGACGACGTATTCTACGAAAACCACGATTTAACACTTAGCGACGAGTACGCGCCAACGCTCAACGTAACACCGATAGACAAGCCGCGCGAGGGCGCACTTATCGAAATGGAATACGGCAAGGAAATACATATAGGCGTATGTTTGAACGCGCGCGAGTTTATACACATGACGCGCACCGGCTGCCGGGTTAATCACATAGGAAGTATTAAAGTTAGGGGGCTATATGGCATTAATACACGTATTTGACGGAATAAACGAAAAAACAACTTACACTTTTAACGGCCGGCTGCGGGATAATCTGCCCGGCATTAATTGGGACAACTCCGTAGTATTAAAGGGCGGCTACCGTATAAACCCCGATTATGAAGTAAAAAAAGACGACATTATATATGTACGTAAAACCCCGGGCGCTACTAGTACCGTTGCTATTGTAATCGGCGTTATCGCTATTGTAGCGTGCGGCGTTTCCGTGGGCGTTTCCATATATCAGAGTAAAAAAGCACAAAAGAAACTCGAGGACGCTAACAAAAAATCGAAAGCGGCACAAGACCAAAGCGGCAAATTGCCGTTTATTAAAGGCGCGCGAAATCAGCCGGCAACCGGCCGCACTTTCCCGTATATGCTGGGTAAGTCATTAATGACACCGTATAGACTCTGCCCGGCTCACTACACCATAGCAGGCACACGCGGCAGCGAGCAATACTACAACGTCGTGCTCGAGGTTGCTTATAATAACCTCGTTTTCGATAAAATCAAAATGGGCGAAACTGTAATAAAACAGTTTACCGGCACAACTCCACAAGACGGCGTTTACTCGTTCGACGCTGGCACATATTACGACGAGCGTAATATTATCGAGATCAAGCAGACCGGCGCATTTACAAACGACGATTTTAACAAAAAAATTATTTGTACAGAACTTAGCACAGAAATACCACATAAACACGCCAGCAGCGACCCGGACGAAAACGCAAAAATAGAGGCCGAGTGGCGCGCGGGCGTCGTGCAGGAACTCCCGACAAATGCGCAGAGCGTAGAATTAATCGCGCTTTTTGACGGCTTGCAAAAGTTTACGGACTCATGGGAGCCGGACACTATAACATTGTCGCCACAATGGGCGAACGTAGACAACCCGAGCGAGAGCGATTGGCACGACTTTACAACCGGCTTTAATCAAGACGGCACATACTCAAATACATTTACATACAACACACGCCAGCAAATGCGCTTTGTAGCCCGCCAAGACTTTACCGCGGCGCAGGCTTACGGCAAGAGTATGCGTGTACGTATACGCCGACTCACTCCAAAAGAGGAAAGCAACGCAAAAGACACCGTTTATTTGCTCGCCGTACAAACAAAATGTTACGACGCAAAAAAGAGCACCTCGTCGCAGCTTGTAACGGCCGACGTACTCGAGCCACGCGAGCGCGATAAATGCGTGCGCATAGGTTTGAGGATTGCCGCTAACATCAACACCGAGGGCAACCTCGACGCCGTAAGCGTTATAGCGCAGGGCTGCGCGCGCACATGGGACGGCAGCGCATGGAGCGAAACAAAAACACCGACTAGCAACCTCGCAGCGTGGGCGCTGGAAATCCTCACAAGCCCGCACCACAAGCCGAGCCAATACAGCGACGAGGAACTCGACCTCGATACGTTCGGCGCGTGGTATGAATATTGTGAGGAGCAGGGTTTTAAAGCCGACGGCGTAATCACTAAAAACACAAAGAAACAGACAATTATAGAAACCCTCTGCGGCAACTCTAACACCGCGCTCGTTTACAATCCTATGACCGGCTTAATTGAGGCAGCCATAGACAACGGCCGCGACTACTCCGTAGCACTTCTCAACTCGGAAAACATTATAGGCATAAGCACCGTTAAAAAGTTTGAGCGCAAAGCGACCGGTAAAAAAGTAACCTACGTAAACGGCGCGGCTGGCTACGACGTAGACTCCGTTACGTTTATGCGCGACGGCGGCGCGTATGATCCCGCAACCGACACCCTCACAGAAACCGCGCTCGAGTACATCACCTCATACGAGCACGCGTTTAAATACGCTTGGCGTAAAATGGCCGAGGAAATCGCGCAGCCGCGAATAGTAACGGTACGAGCTGGGCGCGAGTCGGCTTATTATCCGCTTTATTCTCGCGTAGAGTTACAACACAAGTCTTTAAAAATCGGACTTGCGCACGGCATAATAAAGGCGCTCGTTTGGCAAAACTCGTACTTAAAGCAAATCGTACTCGACGGCTCGGTTATATTCCCGGCTAGCGTGGCTTGCGGCGTTATAATAAACTGTATAAGCGACAACGGCCGCGGCTTGCTCGCGTTGAAAGTCGAGGGAACGGGAAAAACGGACACGCTCGACGTTATCACCACATTACGCAATAACGCCGCCGTGCTGCCCGCTCCGGGTAATGCGTTATCGTTCGGCGAGCTGGACGTAGAGGGCGAGTTTACAACAGTTACTAGCAGCATGAAAATAACAAACGCCGAGGAAACAGACGAGGGCTTTACTCTAACACTCGTAGACTACAACCCGGCGCTTTATGAATACGGCACACTCCCGGAGTATAAAACAAATATTACATCAATACCCGACGGCTCAAACAAGACAATCGCAGAGCAGCGCGACTACTTGACCGAGGGCGACGCGCAGGCAATCGCAACCGAGGCCGCGCAGGGCGTAACCGGCGACATGGTACAAGCCGCCGTCGATACAATACAAAACGGCTACCGCTTTACTAATATTTACAACGTGCGCCCGGTTGAGGAAACACTCGAGGAAATTGTAGCAAGGCTCGACGACGACGCGCGCAACACTTCCGCTAGTATTTCCATAAGCGAGGACGAAATCCTCTTGCAAGTGCAGGACATGGAGCGCGAACTCGTCGGCCTTATCGACATACAAGCCGGAGCCGTTACGGCGCTCGTAGAGGGCGGCGGCGCCAGCGGACAAATGAGCCTATCGCTTAACTTGCCGATAATGATAGACGCCACAAAACGCGCGCAACTTATAGCAGCCTCGACCAAGGCAAAAGTAAACGCCGTTTACGGACTCGTAGAGGGCACGGGCTATTATGGCATAAAGGGCAACGCCTCGAGCGCTGCCGTTAAGGCATTATGGGACGACGCCGTAGCGGGCGACCTTATCGCCTCACAGATAGACTTAACAGCAACACAGATTAGCATAAACGCGGAAAACGTAAAAATTGACGGCAAAACAATTATTAATAACGCCTCTAAAATAAAAGCCTCATTAATCGAGGTTGAGGAGTTACTCGCCTCGAGTGTAACTGTAAAAGATAAAGGCGTTGTAAAATCCGCAAATTATAACGGAACTATAGACAGCGACGGAAATATAACCGCCTACGGCTCGGCCGGCTGGGCTATCGACCACGCAGGAAAAAGCGACTTTGTAGACCTCAACGCAGAGGGCGGACTATTTAAAGACATAACAATACAGAACGGCGCCCGCTATGCAACACTTATCGGCGGTCAAAGTTTAACAGATTTTAAACAAAATCTTGTAGCGCACTTTTCACAATGTAAAGTTAGACCGACAGCTTACAACGCTTACCCCGCAGCGGGACAAGTAACTTTTAGCGATTTAACAGAGGGATATTACAAATTTAATATAACCGACGCGGAATTATCTTGGAACAGTAGCGGGGATTTAACCGCCATAATATTTAGAGGCTCGGGGTACGTTATAAGGGCGCCGCAAGAGCGTTATCCTACAACATTACAATATAATGTAAGAAATGACGAATTAAGGCTTTTTTATGAATATTTAAATAACACCTCTATAGTGGTTAACTCAATATTAATAACAAACATTATGTGGCAAGTCGCTATAGCTTACGTTTAATTTTTATGCTTTAATTATTTATAAATAATTTCCACCGGCACAAAATAAAATACGCTACGCTCCGCCAGCGCGCGGCCGGTTATATCCGCGCCGCCGATAAACGCGCGCAGCTTGTCTACGTCGGTTACTGTTATAAACTCGTCGCTATGATTAAACATAGTTATAACGGCATACTCGGAGATCTTGCCGCCGTTGTATACGTTGCGTTGTACATTCTTAAAATTGTATTGTTTCAACTCGCCCGCAGCGTTGCGCAGCTCCACGCCTTTAATAAAAGCCCATTTATCAGAGTTATAATACACGTAAATACTTGCCATATCGTCGCCGGAGAACTCGACCTCAATACGTAGCGGCTCGGCTGGCTCCGGCTTATTACTTGCGCAGGACACCAGCGCGAAAAGAAAACAGAGTAAAAGAAAAGCGTATTTTTTCATTATGCGACCTCGCTCAAAAACTACCACGCCACGCCGATAATTTCAATATGAGAGGACACAAAACGCCCGCCGTGGCTTTTATAACCCGGCTTATTTACACCAGCTCGCGCGACGACTTCGCCGCGTTTCTCGCACATTCGCCGCTCACTTCCCACGAGCGCGAACTCGTTTTACTGTACGCAGACGGCGCACTCTACAAGGAACTCGCCGACCGCTACCACATCACGCCCGCGGCAATCTACGCGCAAAAGCGGAAAGCCTACGAAAAACTCGCTCAATATTATCTCACGAAAACGTGATATTTTATTGTCAAGCGTTGTATAAAACTATTTATTTATTGTACGTTTATCTACACTCCCACGTAAAATATGACTTTTAATTATTCTCATAGTGTCTACAAAAGTAGACAAGTAGACAGAAAACGGCGTTTCGCTCACTTTCGCTCACTTTCGCTACGTTTCGCTCGTTTTCGCTCGTATTCGCTACAAGTCGCTCACTTTTGCTATGTTTCGCTCGAAGTCGCTCAATTTCGCTCTTCTGAATAGAATAGAATTGAAATGAAATGAATAGAAATGAATAGGAGTGAATTATATATAGCGTTTACACGCTGCG